GACTACACACTGCGATTCCAGATCCGCATCGTTCTCGGCGCAGCCGACAAACACGCGGATCATCACGTCTCAAACAACGCAAACATAAAGAACCCGAGCAGCAGCGCGACCGCCGTCAGCAGGCAGGCCAGCAGAAAGAGGAGCGCGTCCAACGGATCAGCCGGCGGAGGCTTGAGCGGTATTGGCTTGTGCTCAGGCGGCGTCGGATGTTCCATCGCGCGGCTCCTGTAATGTCCGCTCCAGATCGACCATCGGGAAGCAATCGAGCGCTGACCCCGGCGTCGCGTTAAGAATCCGGATCTCCGGCGGCAGCAGCGCCGCGGCGCGGCGGAAATTCTCGATCCACTGCCCGAACGGACCCGGCGCGATCAGCCCCGGCGGGTGGTTACCGAAGAAGTGATCCCGGCCGTCGACGCGCCGCATGTCGAAACCGACGAGAATGACCGGATTGGCGCCGAACAGCAGCGCCAGGTTCACCGCCTGGAAGCCAGAATTGCCGCCGTAATGAATACAGCGTGGATCCAGCGAAAAGCCCTCGCCATCTTCGCCGCCAATAATGTGCAGATCGTAGCGCCCGGCGATGCGGCGCTTGTCATTGAGCGGCCGCATCCCGTGCGACGTCCAGCGCTGACCTTGGAAATCGGGTGCGCCTTTATGGGCGTCGATCCAGCCGGCATCGCACGCATAAAGGACCTCGGCCCACGGTATCGGCTTGTACGCGTCGTTGACCGCCAGGACCCGCTCGTGCCGGCACAGCGCCGCGACATCCGGTGTCAGCGACGGGCCGGACGCCGCCACGATGCAGCGGTGCCCAGCCCAGCGCCTTTCGGCCGTTTCCAGCCTCACCAGCACTTCCCCAAGCGCAAGCTAGACAGCGTAGGCCTCGCCGCTGATGTATTGAACAGAAGCAGCGCGCGCCTTCTGCCAATTAATGAAACGCTCCGCGCGAACCGCGGTCGAGTTCGTTTGCCATAGCGACACGAGGCTCGTCGCCGTCGGCGCGCTCGGGCTACCGCTGGCGCTGGCATTGGTCGGGTTGTCGAGCATCTGCAGCGACGCTTCATTCGACACGTCGATCTGTACCTGACCGTCATCCGCGAGGAAGATGTCCTGGGGCCGCAGCAGCACGATGTTCGAGACCAGCGGCGATCCGGCCGCCGCCGCGACCTGCGAGGTCACGACCGGGAAGCCCATCCAGGTGCCGCCGGAGGCGGTGATGCCCGGGAAGTACGGAACGCCGAGCGCCGTCAGCATCGCGCTGAGCACCATCGCGGTGGTCTCGTTCATCACCCAGACGAGGCCGCCAGCCGGAATATTGGCTGCCGCGAACTTGTTCATGACCGCAACAGCGTCGGCCCGCGCATCGTCAGCCGTCGCGCCGCTCGAGGCGACCGGGGTGACGCCGTTGGTGATCGAGGCCGGCTTGACGTCCGTCGAGCCACTGTTGCTGGGATCGAGGAAATCCGTGTCCTGCTGCTGCACGATCGCCGCGGCCAGATCGTCGCGCACCAGCGTGTCGATCGCCGGATTGGAGAAGCGGATAACCTCGTCCGTCAGCACGGCGATGTTCGCCAGCTTCGTCCAGCGCAGCAGGATGTAGTCGAACGCCAGATTGGTGACCGGCTTCGGCTGACCTTCACCGACCCAGTAGGCCGACGCGCCGGCGGTCTGCCGCGGGATGCGGACATTGAACGGCACACGGCGCAGACCCGGGATCCGGCCGATCACGGTCATCGGACGCAAGTATTCAATGAACTCGCTCGCCATCACCTGATAAGCGATCAGGTTGGCGCCAAACGCATCGGCATGCGTGTTGCCGGCGGACACGGCGGCTCGCAGCACGGTGTGCAGGTCATCCATATCCGGGTATTGCTTCTCGGCGATCTGCAGCGCCGAAATCGGAATACCCTTGGCCGCGACGCAGCAGCGCACAAACCGGGCAAACGGGATGCCTGGCGGCAGCTGGCGCTGCATGAAGGTCACATGCTGGCCGCGCACCGGCTCGCGCGACTCGCCAGCGGCCTGGCTGTTGTGCCCGATCGCCGCCTTCGCGGTCGACATCATCGCCCGCTCAAGCTTGCGCAGGTCCTGCAGCTCTTTGTCGATGCTGTCGATCTCGATATCGAGCGTGTTGAATTCTTCGCGCTCGGCGTCGTCCTTGGTGCGATCTTCGTCGGCGGCCTTTTGCTGGATTTCTTCCATGCGAGCGGCTTTGGCCGCGCGGGCATTTTCGAGAGCCGAAATCTGTTCGGCGAGCGACTTCCTTGCCATTGTGGTCGTTTCTTTCAGCGAGACGTAGCTGCGTGACCTCTGTTGCCGAGGGGTTGAAACGGCTGCCTTTCTCGTAATGTCAGACGCGACGGAGAAGACGAGACGCTGGGTCTCGTCCGAGGCGCCGAGGGATTTGGCGACCTGAAGCGCATTCGGGTTCGCCGGGATACCGACCAGCGAGCATTCCAAAAGGCTCTGCTTCAAAAAGCGAAAGCCGCCTTTTTTGCTGTCCTTGATCGGCTCGACATCGTCGGCCGAAAAACCGACCGACACAGCGCGCAGGACGCCGGCCTTTACAAAGCCTTGCAGTTCGCGTTGGCGCTCCGATTCCGGCGGGGGCAGAAACAGGCGCCCACGCAGCTGGCCGTTTTCGACGCGCACATCTTTCCACATCCCGATCGGGAAATTCGGGTTGTGGTTGAACAGCGCGATCGGGTTCTTCTTGAATTCCTCGAGTTGCCACCCGCGCGGCTCGATGATGTCGCCGATACGGTCGATCGAGCCGTCCGACATGATGTATTCGAGCGGGTCGTCGCCCGGCGCCGGCGCGGCGAATGTCTTGCTGACCGCCTGAGGCGCGCTCTTGCCATTCAGCTTGTCGAGATAGGCCGAGATGACGTCCTTGGCCTTCGCCTGGAGATCGGGCCCGACGCCGGATGTCTGCGGCAGACGCGAGGCGGCGTTGCGCAGCCCGTTGCCGATCGCTGTCAGCGTGCCGTCGACGATGTCGGCAAACGGCAGGTGGTAGGAGCCGCGCAGTTCGGGTGCGCTCGCGTCGTAGATCAAAAAGCCGCGCCGTGCCTTCCCGGTATCCGGGTTGTCGCCGCCGATGCCGGCGGCATCGAGCATGCGCTTGGCCGCTGCACCGCCATCCCAGGTGCCGTCCTTCACCGGCAGATCGCGCGCCGGCGCGCAACGCAGATCGGCGGCCTTGGCCGTCTGTCCGGGGCGCCGGATCTGCACGGCTGTCGACCGCGCGGCGGACGGCGCGCGTGTGACGGCCAGCGACGCCGATGCCATCGGATCGTTGCCGTCCATCCAGGCAATCGCGCAGGCGTTCAGACGCGTGGCCTCGTCCGGATACTCGGCGGCCATGGCGTCGTCCGCCAGGCAGCGCGCCATGAAGTCGTCTTGCAGCTCGCCGTCGGCGGGCTCTGGCAGCGCCATTTCTGACCTCGAATAAAAGAGGCCGGCGCAAGGCCGGCCAGTGGACGCCGCCCTGGGGAGGATTAAGCGGCGCCGAGGAAGAACACGCTGTATTCGGGCTCAGGATCGGGCTCGAACAGCGCCGCGCCGACACCCATGGCAGCAGCCACTACGCCGTCGATACGCCCGCGCGTGTGCTTTTTGACGAGATAGCGATTGCCGAATTCGTCGTTGCGAACGGCAGCGTTGCCGGCGCACCATTTGGTCACCGGGCTTTCGTCGATGACGATCTGCTCGGTCAGGATCAGGTCTTCGAACTGCCCGAGCGAGCGCGGCATCCACAGCGCCTTCTTGCTGTGCATCCCGGCCTTGCCCTGGCTGTGGACGATCATCTTCAGACCGTCGCCGGGGAGTTCATCCGGCTCCCAGATCCAGGTGTTAAACCCGATCCGCTCGCAAGCCTTGCGGAATTCGCCGACATGCGCCGGGTCGAACGCCATCGCCTGGACGTCATGCGCGGCGCAGAATTCCTGCACCGTCTTGGCGACAAAGTCGTAATCGATCGATTTGCCGGGCGTCACGTTGAGCAGGCCCATCTCGGCCCATTCGGTATACGGCGCGTTGTCCTCGCGCGCCTTGTCGACCAGTCCCTCCGCCGGCTTCCAATAGCGTGCCGTCGCGTAGTAGGTGCCGCCCTCGTCGCGCCAGGTAGCCGCCAATGCCGTCAGGTCGTTTTTCTGCGACAGGTCCATGCCAAGCCAGCACGGCTTGCCGCGCATCTCTTCTTCGTCGACGTGGCCCTGGACCGCTTCCCAGGCCTCCAAATCGATCCAATATTCCGAGGTGCCGACCGGGATACCGAAATACAAGCGCTTTGTATTCAGCATCGTGCCAACACTGTGCCGGGCCGAATTGACCTCGATCCGCACATTCTCGATCGGAAACGTGATGCCGAGGCACGGCATCGCCTTGACCCAGCAGGCTTCGTCGGTCAGAGGGTCGTCCGCCTCATCCACCCGCGCGATAAAGGCAAAGGCCGCATCGTCCGCGATCTCGCCGCGCAGGATGCGCTGATAGGCGGCGCTGTATTCGGTGCCGACCACCTGGTCCGCGGCCGGCGTATTCGTGCTCATCCACAGCAGGAAGTCGCCGGGCATTTTGGCGCCGGCAGACTGCCATATTCGCAGCGGGCCATCGTTACGCCACTCGTGGATCTCGTCGGCCGCCACAAAGGTCGGCCGCGGACCGCTGACTTTCTCGTCACCGGCAAGAGCGCGGAACTTCGACATGCTCGGCGGGTGCTCGAGCATCCAGGTCATATCGCCGGTGCCGCGGGCCACCAGGACGCCGCTCGAAATCAGGCTCTCGTCGTCACGGTCAGCGATCGGCGCGTTGGCCATCGCGACCGCGTCGGCAAACAGCACGTTGGCCTGGTTGCGGTCTTTCGCGATGGCGTAGACTTCGGCCCGGGCGATTCCGCGGAAGGCGAGCGTGTAAAGGCCTATGGCGGCCGCCAGCGGGCTCTTGATCTGCCCCTTGCCGGTCTCGATCCAGGCGCGGCGATAGCGCAGGCGGCCGTCCTGGCGCACCCAGCCGAACAGCGAGCCGACGACAAAGGTCGTATAGCTCGGCAGCCGGAATGGCTGACCCTCCCTCGCGCCGGCGGTGACGCGCAGCACCGCCGGAAAGAAGTCGAGCGCATGCTGCGCCCGCTCCGGCTGCCAAAAGATGCCGCGCTTCGCGCCGTGCTCGATATCGTCGAGGTGCCGCTGACAGGCGCGGATCGCCAGATGACCTGCGACGACGCGGCCGTGGACGACGTCCCAGGCCCAGCGTGTGGCCGGGTCGCTAAGCGGATAAGGGTTTTGCGAGGTAGCGGTCGGATTGCCGCGTTGTCTTTTCGGCACGGTTCGCCTTTTTTACCGCGCCGCGGTGGCGCGGCGGTAGGCCAAGCTCTTTCTCGATCGTTGTCGCGTCAGCATCGGCTTGACGCATCTCGGATTGGACGATGTTGACCATTGGGACGCCGGTCTTGGGGGCTTTGGTGATGAGTCCGACGGCGAAGAATTCGCTTGCGGCTCGGTCGTATCGCACATAAGCAATCACCAGACGCTGCATCTGATGGCGGTTTTCCGGCGCCAGCGTGCCGGCGGCACGCATCGCGGTCACGACGCGCAGCCATTCGCGGTGCGCAAACTCGCGCCACGACGCGTTGTCTTCGCCATTTCGGCCGTCGGGTATCAGCGATCCCCAGGCCGGTTCTTCGATGTCGAAGCTACCGCCTGGCAGCACCGCTATAGCTGGCTTTCTCATGCTCACTACAAGTAGTATTGTTAATGCAGTTGCCTACCACCGGTGTACAAAAGGGGTCGGCCAAACCTGTTCGCACTGCGAATGGAGC